TGGTGGTCAAGAAAAACAGACAGACAAACCAATCATCATTTCAACATGGCAATCACTTTATGAATTGAATAAAGATTTCTTTAGTGATTTTAGTTTGGTAATAGGAGATGAAGCACATCTTTACAAAGCTCGTTCTCTTACTAAGATATTGAAGAATTTGGAAAATACTCCTTATCGAATTGGAACAACAGGAACACTAGACGGAGTAGAAGTACATAAATTAATATTAGAGGGGTTATTCGGTTCAATAAAGAAAGTAACCACTACAAAAGAACTTATCAAGAACAAGACTATATCATCGATTGATATAAATTGTCTTATTTTAAAATATAATAAAAAGGAACGTGCCATTGTATCAAAAATGAACTATCAAGAAGAGATAGATTTCATAGTGGGTCATCCAGAACGAAACAAGTATATTTGTAATCTTGTAAATGGTCTGAGTGGGAACACATTAGTTTTATTTCAATTGATAGAAAAACATGGTAACATTCTACATTCAATACTAGAAGATCTAATTGATTCTTCTAGAAAAATCTTTTTTGTTTATGGAGGAACAGATGCGGATTCAAGAGAAAAAGTCAGAGAACTTGTCGAGAAAGAAAAGGATGCTATTATCTGCGCAAGTTATGGTGTATACAGTACCGGCATCAATATTCGGAACATTCATAACATTGTTTTCGCTTCTCCTTCTAAGAGTCGTATTAGAAATTTACAGTCAATAGGTAGAGGATTGAGGAAATCTGATACTAAAGATTCAGCAATACTTTATGATATTTCAGATGATCTAACTCATAATGATAGGAAAAATTATACATTAAACCATTTTTCAGAAAGAATAAAAATTTATAGTTCTGAACAATTTCCTTATAAAATCTATGTAATATCACTCAAGGGGGTAACATGAGTTCTCACAAATATATCAAACTTTCAACAGGAGAAGAAATTCTGGCTGTGTATTTGAAACCAACAGATGGGTTTTTTAATCTGAAGCACCCAGTGCAAATAACTCATGTGTTTGAAAAAGATGAAGAAGGAGTTCGTTTTACGAAATGGATACCTTACACGGATGATGAAATAATTCCTGTATCTACGAAGTATGTGGTAACAATGACTAGTTTATCTAAGAAGATGTCAAAGATATACGATGATATACTAGGAGAACAAGAAAATAATGATATTGATTCATTTGAGGTTACTAGTATGTTAGTCAATTAGTACTGTAGCAGTATCTTCATCTCAAACCCTACAGAGTAATTATACCAGATACGACAGAATTAGTCAAGTCTTTTTTCCAGTAAAATAACACTTGACTTTATTGATATAACTTGTTATAATAATATATTATCAACAATTACTAAAAGGATTTAAATGGCTAGACCACGAACAAAACAACATTATGTAGACAATGAAAAGTTTCTAATAGTCATGGGAGAGTATAGGGAAAAATACCTTAAATCTGTTGATGCTGGTGAAGAACGTAAACCCCAATTGTCAGACTATGCTGGTGAATGTTTTCTAAAAATAGCAGAAAGATTATCTCATAGACCGAACTTCATAAACTATGCTTTCCGTGAAGAAATGGTGAGTGATGGAATTGAAAATTGTGTGATGTACGCAAGCAACTTCAATCCTGAGAAATCCAAAAATCCATTTGCATACTTCACTCAAATAATATATTACGCCTTCCTAAGAAGAATAGAAAAAGAAAAGAAACAACTCTACATAAAATACAAACAAATGGATGCCCACAATTCCATTGAAGATAATTCGGATATGCAATCTATGACTGTTGGTGAACAAAGTGGTATAGCTGCAGGAGCAACTTTAATGACAGTTGATAAACGGGCTAATATCTATGATTTCATCTATCAGTTTGAAGAAAAGAAACGAGCGAAGAAGAAACCTAAAGTGGTGTCGAAGAAAAAAGATGAAGCTATTTTAGAATTATCTCCACTCACTTCTTATATGAGAGCTTGTGCATGAAGATTGCCTTAATAACGGACACTCACTTCGGGGCTCGCAACGACAGTCTTTTATTTTTAGATTTCTTTCGTAAGTTCTATGAAAATATATTCTTCCCTACTCTGAAAGAGAGAAATATCACCGATGTAATACATTTGGGAGATGTAGTTGATAGACGGAAATTTATTAACTTCAAGACGCTCAATTCGATGAAAGAGATATTGTTTCATCCTTTAGAAGAAATGGGTATAAACACTAAAATCATTGTTGGTAATCACGACATCTATTATAAGAACACTCTCAAAGTAAATTCGATGGAAGAACTGACAAGAGGAATGAACAATGTTTCGGTTTATTCAGATCCCTGTGAAGTATCTCTGACAAAAGAACATAAGGTATTGTTTGTGCCTTGGATGTGTGCTGATAATGAAGATGCAACAAAAGAACTAATCGAAAAGACAAGAACTAAAGCAGCATTTGGTCATCTACATTTAGAAGGCATAGAAATGAACAAGGGTTCTTTTAGTATGGATGGATATCCCTCAACGATGTTCAAGGCATTCCAAAGAGTATTTTCTGGACACTTTCATCATCGTTCTACTACTGGAAATATCACATATCTTGGTAATCCTTATGAGATAACTTGGAGCGATTACAACGACAAACGAGGATTTCATATCTATGATACAGAAACAATGGAAACGGAGTTCATAGAAAATCCTTATTCGATGTTTCATAAGATATATTACAACGATGAGAAAAATAATTATGGTGATCTCTCAAAATATGAAGATACTTATGTGAAAATAATTATTGAAAATAAAAACAATAATTATATGTTTGAAACTTTGATGGATAAGTTGATTGATGCTGGAACAAGTAATATTTCGGTAGTAGATAATCTTTTTGATATGGAAGATTTAGGAGATGATATAGATGGAATTGAGGATGTTGAAGATACAATGAGTGTAATCAAAAATTGTGTAAATGGATTACAAATGGAAAATAAAGAAGACTTGAATAAATTGATGCAAGACCTTTACGGTGAAGCTTTGACAATGGAAACAGTATAATGAATAGACAAGAAAGAAGAAAACAAGAAAAAATATCTAAAAAGGGAAACAATCCTACTCAAGTTAAAATGGAACTAAAAATGGATTTGTTACAGCCATGGTCGGTTCCTTTAATGAGAACAGAGTTACCACCGTATGTTTTAGATGGAATGATTGAACTTACAGATGATATGATAGCAGATGAAAAATCTGCAAGTCATGGAATGAGCCTTGCTGGTCAAATAGATACAGAATTAACTATAGATATTGAACGTTTGAAAAAAAATAATTTGGATAAGTTTTTTGATACTATGATTAAACAGTTTGTAATCTATGCAAAAACTCAACAAACACCCTATGATGCAGAAATTAAGAAAGAAACATGGTTGACTCAAATTGTGTCGATGTGGGTTGTTTCTCAACAACCAAATGAATATAATCCACTTCACCACCACACTGAATGTCAAATTTCTGCTGTAATGTATCTAAAAATTCCAAAATTAAAAAAAGAAAGAAAAGAACATAGACGGTCTGTTGATGGTGCTATTACTTTTGTTGGAAACTCGTCATTAGATATAGATTTTTCACATCCTAATATTACAATTGCACCTACTGTTGGTGATCTTTTTATTTTCGGATCTAACCAACAACATTCGGTCAATCCATATCGTTGTGAAGAAGGGGATACAGAAAGAAGAAGTGTATCTTTTAATGCTATATTTTCATCTGAAAAACTTTTTGAACAACAGAAAAAAGCTTTCGAGGAGCAGTCATTGAAAGACTAATCATGAGCAACAGACAAGAAAGAAGAAGAAGAGAAAGACAATCCAAAAAGACACCGAAACAGTCGCAACTGGAAGTGAGACTTCTTCAGCCTTGGTCTGTTCCTGTTCTTCAGATAAAGTTACCACCAGAAATATTAGATATAATGATTGGAATTTCAGATGATGTAATTGCTGATAAGGAGTCGATAAATCATGGGCAATATCTTGCTGGTCAAATAGATACAGAATTACGAGTATCCCATGAGATGTTAGTAGATGCGGGAATAATGAATTTTTTTCACGATGTTGTAAAGCAGTTCCTATTACACACGAAAATGCAACAATATCCCTTTAACATTGATGTAGTTCAAGCTGAAAAATATTTCGTTCAAATGTTGACAATGTGGGTTGTTTCTCAACAACCAAATGAGTATAATCCTATTCATATACATACAGAATGTCAAATTTCTTCTGTGATGTATCTCAAAGTTCCAAAGTTTGCTCCATCTAAAAAAACTCATAGAGATTTAGACGATGGTTCAATTACCTTTATATCAAATGTTAGTGCAGATGCAGAGTTCAGCCAATCTTCATTATCAATTAGACCTGACGCCGGTGATTTTTTTGTGTTTGGTGCTAAACAATTACATACTGTATATCCATATCGTTGTGAAGAAGGAGATACAGAAAGAAGAAGCGTTTCTTTTAATGCTGTTTACGAAACTGGTACAACTCGTAAACGAAGATTAGAAGGCGATAACACATTACCTCAAAAAAGAAATTCGGGTCGTATCGGATAATATATTAACTAAAAAGGATATTATGACAAATTATTCTCAAGATGAAGATGATAGAGAAAAAGACAGAATTACACGAGCTGAAAGAAACGCGGGTTTCTCTTCCACATCATCAGTGAAACTTAACACACCTAAAACACATTTGTATACTGTATCATTTGACGATGAACAATTTTTACAGGTAGCAAAGATGGCTGCTAAAAGAAATGTTACCTTCAATCAAATGGTCAATATGACTCTTTTGAAAAATCTTAAAGATGATGATCAATCTGATCATGCCCCACAACTTTTAAATGAAGGTTAAATGATAGTATTTAAAAAAATCTCTTGGAGCAATTTTCTAAGCACAGGAGATGTTCCTACAACTGTCTTTTTCGATAGATCACCAACAACTCTTATTATCGGAGAAAATGGTTCGGGAAAATCAACAATTTTAGATGCTCTTACTTTCGGATTATTCGGTAAAGCTTTCCGTAACATCAACAAATCTCAATTAGTGAATACCATCAATGAAAAAAAGTTGATGGTTACAATTGATTTCACTATTGGTAGTAAGAACTTTACTGTTCGTAGAGGTGTTAAACCAAATGTATTTGAGATATTACAAGATGGTAAGATGTTTGACCAATTGGCAAACAATCGTGATTATCAAGAATATTTGGAAAAGGTAATTCTTAAATTAAATTACAAATCCTTCACTCAGATTGTCGTTTTGGGTAGTTCTACATTTGAACCATTTATGCAACTCAAACAATCAGACCGTAGAACAATTGTTGAAGACCTTCTCGACATTCAAATATTTTCTGCGATGAATGTTTTGCTTAAGGTAAAGAATTCTGAGTTGAAAACGAATACAAATGATAATGAAAATAAGAGAGAATTGAATGTATCCAAAACAAAGATGCAAAAGAATTATATCGAAAGACTCAAAGATGACAACCATTCTGATATTTTGAAAAAAGAATCTGACATTTCAACATTTGAAGACCAAAAAACAATTGCTGTAGAGTCACTTACATCTTACCATAGTGATATCGATGAACTAACCAGTAAACTTATTACTGAGGATAAAGTTCAGACAAAGAATTCTGAGTTCGGAAATCTTCAAAATCAAATTGAAATCAAACTGAAACAAGAGCAGAAAGAAGTCAAGTTCTATGAAAAAAATTCTACTTGTTCTACTTGTAAACAGAACATAGATGATGAATTCAAAGAAGAAAAAATTACCACTCTGACTACCAGTATTACAGAAAAAGAAAATGGATTGGGAAAAATATCAACTGAAATTGAACAACTAAAAATACAGTTAGAAGAATTCCGTAGTATCGGTAGACAGATTTCAGAAAAAAACAATCAATTGTCAGCAACTAAATCTCAAATCCAATCGTTGGAAAGTAATATCGATAGAACAAAATTTGACATCAATGAATTAAAAGATAAGAAAAAACTTGACAATTCAGAGTTAAATGTGTTACAATTATTAGAGAGTGAATTTGTAGAGTTACAAAAAGATTA